CCTCATTGAAGCCAAGCGTTTCCATAAGCGCCTTATCGGCATAGGTGTAGGTGGTTTCCTTCTGCGTTTCTGCGTTTTCGTAAGCAGTATCTCTGATATTGCCTGCGTTTTCAATGGTCGTATCTCTGATGCCGTTAATATCTTCTACGAGCTGCGCATTCTGCTGATCCTGATAAACGATCTCGTCATTATAAATATCCCTGAGTGATTCAGGCACTTCGTCTTTGAGATAGTCGTAATATGTACCCGCTTCCTCGGTAGTGGGATTTGCCGGGGGAGAGGTCGTAGGCGGAGTAGTAGTAGGCGTAGAGCTTTCTGTGCTTGTCGGTGTAGTCGAGGGCGCAGATCCCGCATTTCCGCTATACGAAAGGTCTGTTGCGGGTGCTTCAACCTTTGGAACATCGGGAGAAGTTGATACAACCCCTTCGTTATTCCCGCTGTTGTATGCTCCATCGGCATACGCCGTAGCGTTGTAGCTATTTGCGGCATACGAGGTAGGATCAGGAAGCTGCACGGTGTTGCCATCTCCGTAAAGAACAGGCGTAGGAGAGGCATTTGCGCCGCCATTTACTACGAGATTTAGATTTCCGCCCTGAAACGAGTAGGAAGGAGGGGTTACAGGCGAAGGAACGCCACCTCCGTCATAAAGGCTTACCTGCGTATGATTTTTATTATTAGGGTTGAGTATTGCCATTGTTCTTAGCCTCCTTCAAGGATTTAATTGTGCGGAGAAGCTTATTCTCGTAACCGGCTCTGTTCTTCACATCCTCGGTGAGCCTTGCAATCTTATCCTTGTAGCCTGCAATCTCGTTTTGACGGGCAATTTCCGCCTTAATGCGCTCAACGTTATCGTTAGCCCAGGGATAGTGCGCCTTCTCCATATTCTGCCAAAAGATGAGCTGGGTTTGAGGAAGCGCAGGATCTCCGTATGCTCCGCTTTGGAAGTTCTGCCTGTTCTCCTGCCATAAAAGCTCTCTTGATTTCTCAATATCTATGGTCGCATCGGTGCGGAACAGATACTGATCGTTGTAGTAATACTCGCCAGCCTCATCCCTCTCGATGAAGTCATAGCGGTTAAAGAGATAATTTTGCAGGTTGCCCTGCGCATCTCTGTATGTAGCGGGGCGCGGCTCGTCTGCGTATGCAAGGTAGTATTGGAAGATGATCTGATCTATCTCGGCATACGCGGCATTTTTCATCTGCCGCTTGGAATCCAAACGACCTGCCGCCTGCTGAATTTGAAGCTGCTTAGCTCTACCACTCTGCGCGGAGCTATCATACTGCCCCTGGTAACTGTCAGTGATACCGAGGATGCGCTTTGCGTGGTCGTAAATACGATCTGCTTCTGCAATATCCTTTGAAATATCCACCGACAGATCAAGTCTGCCGTACTGCGCGTAGGTGTTAGGGTTAGCCTTAAATACCTTTTGGAAGATGGAATTATCCATATCTCCCGCAAAGTCCTCGGGCACGATAGGATAAACACCGCTTCCGAGGGTTTTCTGAAGGATGCGGCTCTCAATCTTGTTTACTGCCTGCTGCTGAGGTCTGATAAACTCGCAATCGCTCTGACCGAGCAGCGAATCCTCCTCAGAGGTATTCTTGCGAATAACAACCGGGAGAATGTTAGGTGTATAGAAGGGGAGCTTTGTTTTCTCCATCTTAGGCACTTGCACGTCAACCATAAGGGGAGCGAAGCCGCCGCCTGCATCTTCAAGAGCCATACTTCCGTCAGCCTCAAGCACCTGCTGCTTCTGCGTTTCAAAGACAATTTGACCGTCCTTAATAACCTCGCTCATAGCGGGAATGATATTGCCATCGGATTGCACAATATCCCTCTCCAGCTCCTCATAATCCTCGTTCTGAAGCTCGTAGAAGCTATCCTTTGCGTTCTCGCAGATACAAAGCTCCTCGCGCTTGCCGCAGTGCTTACAGATGCGGCGCTTGCGTGCGTAGTAGTCCTCAATATCAAGCAGCTCGGTTTCGCCACTCCATACGTACTCGCAAACCTTATCCTCTGCATTTTTGTAGTAGCACACGTAGAGGGTTGCGGTCTTATCATCTGCGTTTTCCTCGCTCTCGGCATCGTCTGCAACCTCAAGAGATACGCCGTACTTGCGCACTATATCCTCTTTGGTCGTTTCAAAGGTTATGAAGCAATACTCCATATCCTTGACCTCGTAAATATTGGGCTGCCCTACAAAGCGCGTAGGTGAGAGGCAGGAGATCTTTACATCTCCTACGGTGTTATGCGTTCTGATGGAATTATCCCACTCAATGAGCCATACCGAGCCGCCATAAATGTAGGAAAGGCGCTCATCCATATCGTTCATCTTCTCAAACGCCAGCTCATCTCTCTTGTTGCGCAAGAGGGTTTCTACGCTCTTTGCGTTGCGCTCGTTGCGCTCGCTCTGCATCTTAGGAGAAGTGCAAGGGTTAGGGATATACGTTGTTACCTGGCTTTCAATAAGCTCGTAGGTGATATTCCATACGTGAGAGGCTTCTACATCAGAGCCGTCAATCTTAGGGCTTCCTTTGTACTGCTCAGCGTGCTGCGCAAGCTTAGCAAACAACGCCTCAAGCGAGGATCGGGCTTCTTGGTAGAGGTCCTGGAAAAAGGAGAGCTTTGTGCCTCCGTTTAATTCGATTCTCATATATCGGGTAAACCTCCGTATTTTTGTATAAGTCTATTTCGCTCCTCGTCTGTTCTCGCGTTACGCCAATCCTCAAGCCAATCCTGGCGGTATTTCACGCGCTTGGAGGAAGTGGATCGTGCCGGGGATACCCAATAGATCGCAAAGTAACGCAGCGCATCAGGAGAGTGTGTAATCTCGTGAGGCTCGTTGAGCGTGTCTGTCGGGTGTTTTGGATCTCGCAACAGTTCGGGGAGATGCTTAATAAGTTTTGTGCAGTTCGGGAAGATATGAAGGCGGCACTCGCCATTCTTATCCACGCGCAGAAGCTCCTTGATAGCAAGCCATCCTGCCTCTCTGTCATTGTTAGACTTGGTAAGGGATAGTCCTGCCTCATAAAAGAGAGTTGCCTTGCTCTTGCCCGTTTCCTGCGACCTATTCCATAGGTCAGGGGGCGCGAGGGTGAGATAGATCTTCTCATCCTTCGGGGTAAATCTATTTATAGCCTCTGCCGCCGCGCCAATAGGCAGGTCAGGCTCGCAATACTCTCGGTACACATAGCACTTATTATTGTTATCTACGGCAATCCAATAGGCTGCAAGCATATCTAAGCCGTAGTCGATAGCAATATAGCGCCGCCATTCCTTTGGTATCTCAAAAGGAGCACAAACGTGTGTATCCCGGTTAAACTCCTCAAAATACTGCCCCTCAAAAATATCCCAATCGCCATAAAGGAGCGCCCGCTTTTCTATATCGGGCAGGGCTTCAAGCCTGCGCTGATAGTCGGGATCGCTCGTCATAAGGAAGGTATTATCTGTCAGCAGTGAGGGGATAAAGATCCTGCTCATACCGTCAGAGCCTCTAAACTCTGTATTTGGTGGAGAGGGATCTACAAATCTATTCTTCACCCAGCTATGACCTACGCCGCCCGGGTTGGTGGAGCTTTTTATTTGCTTCGGGAAGCCGTTAGAGCCTCTTACACGGGAGATAAGGTACACGTATTGCATCTCTGTAAAGTGCGTAAGCTCGTCAAAGCGGATAACGTCATACTCGGCGCTCTGATATTGGTAAACATCGTTCTCGGTGGCACAGTAGCCAAAATCAAGCACTGAGCCGTTGGAGAATTTGCCTGTATGGGATGAGGAATTGTAGGTGAATACTTTGCGAGGATACCAGGAGAGCACTGTTCTGATAAGGGATTTATCAAGCTCCGCAAATGTTCTACGGAGCAGAAGCTGCTTTGAGCCAGGGTATTTGAGCGCAAACAGAAAAGCATCCACTGTTTGCCCGTAAGACTTGCCGCCGCCTGCTGCGCCGCCAAATAATACCTCGGAGGCAGTAGCAGCGAGGAAAAGCTTTTGCTTCCTCGTAACGTCAATGCTTACATTTACACCTGCCATTTAATTGACCTCGCGTATATTGACAGTAATTGCAGCGTTCTCTCCGCCCTCTACCTTCTGCTCAATCTTCTCGCTCATACCGTGATTATTGATGAGCAGGAATTTCACGAGAGAAGCATTGTACCTCTCAACTAAGCCGTTCTGCACAAGCTTGGTCTTTTGAATTGCCTTCGCCTGCGCGTATGTGGCGGCAAATCGGGGGTACTTTTCCTCATTTGTGGTCCATTCGTAAACTGTGCGTATCGCAAGATGGTTTTTTACCGCCCATTCCTCGATTGTAGGCAGCTTTTCACAAGTCAGGAAGTATAGCAAGAGAGAATCCGCATACTCGGGCTTGTACTTTTTGCGTAGTGTGTTACCGGGCTGAAATCTCGTTTCTATCCCGATCTCGTTTCCTTCTTTGAATTTGGTGTCGGTTTTGCTCATTTGCTTTGTACTCCTTTCCTTGCAAAACAAAAGAGCCGCGACATTCCATTTTGGAACGTTGTGGCTCTGACCTCATAGGGTATATGGCACATTATCTGTATCATATTTTACCATAGTTTTAGGTGTGATTTGTCGCTATTTATCTTGGATTTTTATGTAGCGGCTTTGCTTAGTATAGATATATACTAATAGTTAATAACTATTAAAATACTCAATAATAGTTTAGGGAATAGCTTTTATAGTTTATATAAGGCTCATTGTTACGGCTATATCGTGTACGAGCTTTCGCCTGCGCCGATAGTATGCGTTCTTCTCCATTATCACGGAGCACCCGGACCTGTAATAGCCTCTGCCTTCGGCTATATCGCTTATGATCTCTTTGCGTATCCCAGGCTCTATATCCTCCAGCGCCTTATCTACGATGGCGTTTAGCTCGATGCTCTTTTCAAGGACCGCGCCTGTTACGGTAGAGTATTTAATTATCTTCTCGCGCCTATCGTAGTCAGCGCAGATGGAGTTTACGATCTTTACAACCGTTGAAGGTATCTCCCACTTGAAATATATTCTTTGCCTCGCCATCGTTTTTGCCTCCTATTCCTTGTCGCTCGATACGAGCTGATTATATCTGATGATCCAGGACAGATGCACCGGGTTTCCTGTTGCCAACCTCAGCGCAATTCTGTGCGAGAGGGAAGCCAGCTCTTTACTTTCAAGCTTGCCGCCGTTTGCACCCTGGTAGCGCGTAGGCTTGCTTAGCTTGCCGCTGGGGCTTGTTACCTGGTTGCAGATCTCGCATAGGGGCGTATTTACATTCAGGCAGTTTGCGCAATCGTATGGGCGCACTGTTTCATTCCTCGGCATTTTTCTTTGCTCCTAACTTATTATATTTTTCTATCAGCCTTATGGCATCCGCAGCGGTGTAGCATACGGCAGTAGCATATCCCTCTCCCTTGAGAGTATTGAGCCACTGTATCTGATCCTTTGTAGGCTTATTATCGCCGTACTTCATCTCGATAGCGAAGCCGTGATAGCCTCCCCGCGCCCTTGTGATAAGTAGATCGGGAAAGCCCGGGCGCAAGCCCATACGTTTCAGCCTCGCTCCGTAGGCGGCGCTGCGTTTGCCTTCGTTTGCGGTATGCGTTACGGGAATACCGAGCAGATCACAGTATTGTATAACCGCAATCTGCTCAGCTTCTTCCGAGGAGGCGTATGTAGGCTTTTTGCCTTAGCCATATAGCCACCCCAGGTAAAACGCCGTGCCGGTGAGAATTGCCATAGCGATAGTGCCGCACACTGCTATAACCTTCTTGCCTCTCATAATGCCTGAG